GCGGCTGTGACAACTGGCGATCTCCAGTACACGGCGGCTAACGGATCATACGACTTCAGCGATTGCGTACAAGGCGACCGCGTTCTCGTTCGATTTAGTTTCAACGTCGTCCCACAGGTCGCTAACACTACCCTAGAAGTCGGCCTCATCTTCGCTACCCGCGACGAAAACGACGCTGTTACATTTACTTTCCCTCTGACTGCACAGCCTATCTTTTACGGCACAGGTACTCAGGGACAGGCTTATCTAAACCGAGTAGAGATGTCGGCCTACGTGGCTTCACCCGAAGACATCAACGCCCGCGCCCTTCCTGCTATACGCGCAGATAATCCTATTCTTATTCAGCCTTTAACAACTTTATTTACGGTGGTACGCTAAATGGCTATTCGAATTTCAAGAAACGAAGCAGGTAACTGCATTAACTTCATCGGTTCTACACAGCCAGCTTACTGGAACGCTTGTCTGTCGGCAGTGATCAACGCCGCTGACAGTAGCCGTGTAGACATCATCAACGACATCCGAAGCGCGAACGAAGCGGAGACTGCATACGAGTTTTATGCTGTAGACTTCTCTGACTTCGCCGACCGCGACGGTACTGTCTTCACCTCAGCCGAGGAAATGGTAAACTACGTAAACGCAAATGCTAACGTACAGGGTGTAAGTGCTGTAGGTACCGACCTGACCGGCCAGTCTGTAGACTTCCGCCTCGATCAGACATCTACGTCTGTCATCATGGACAACGGCTCGCACTACGGTGTAAACACTATTAAGGCTGTAGCTGACACTGACGGAACTATTCACCTACACGCTATCGGCGCTGGTGTTCCTAACGGTGCTGATGAGCCAGACGAGCACAAGTACTTCGAAGGCTTGGATCACACAATGGTCCGAATCAACGAGCAACCTGTATCTGGCGGCATCAACGACGTAGTTAACGCCCTTAACGAGCTGTTTACTGTAGGTGCTTTCGAGTCTGTAGTTATCTCAGACCCTTACAGCACGATGATCGCTGACGTAGGCGGTACGTTGATTACCGGCAACATCGTAGGCGCACACGGCATCGACCCTATTGGCGACGACGTATTCGGCTCTAGTGCGAACGGTAACTACAACGGCTACAAGTCAACCGAGACTATTGATCAGGCCGGTGAATACTTCACGTTCGACATCCGCAACGAAGGCCAGATTGGATTCGGTCTAGTACACTCAGACGCAAGCTACGCGGCTGGACACTACACTGGCACTGCCGCATACGCAGACCCTTCTAGCTTCGGTGTAGGCAACAGCGCACACTACGGCTTCCAGTTTAGCCATTGGTTCCACCCTACGCCTAACGGCTCTTGGACTAACTACGGCGCTAACACTAGCTACGTACAAGGTCCGGCGTGGTACAGCGCTAACACTCAGTTTGAAGCCCGCGACGAATGGCTCGCTGGCGACCCTATCAAGATCCGCGTAGGCCTCGACGAGAACGGCTTTATCGCTATCTGGTCACTAGCCGACGACGGCACCACTTGGAAGCTACACGCACGTACTGGCTACCCTGTTCCTCAAGGCGCAGAGTTCCATTTGGGCGTTAAGGTAGCTAACTCAGTTCCACGTCTGTACTCGACTCCAAAGGTGCACCTGCTTGAGCCAGCGGCTCCTACTATGCAGTTCCGCTACATCGAGTCACCGGACGACACTTTCGTATGGCCTTTGTTTGCCACAGCGGAAGAAGCTGAATACTACGATGAGATCGTGAACAGCGCGGCAACGCCTGCTTCGCACACTCACACGTATGCTGACGATCCGACTAACACTACTTGGTACATGCCAGAAGCGACACACGACGCGGCTACGTATCACCACACAGCGGCCCCTAGCGGCGAGACGTTCAACGGTCAGGCCGTAACGTACACAGAGATCACCTCTCTGACTAACGCTGATTTGGCACCGCCTGCGTACTCGCAGACAGACATCTCACAAGAGGAAGGCACAGCAGTAAACCTACAGATTGCTCCTGCGGGATCTACATGGACTAGCTCTGTGACCATCAGCCCCTCTGGCTCTGGTCTTGTCTTCGACGGCTACTCACTGATACAAGGTACGTTGGCTGACGTAGGTGCGGACACTGACTACACCATCACTGTTGTACGTGCAAACGCTTACGGCTCCAGCACTGGTAGCATGACGCTGACGGCAACTAACGTAGCTCCTACTACGTCGCATACTACTACGTGGACTAAAGCGCTAGACTTTGATGGAAGCTCAGAGCGAGCCCAGCAAGTAGACAGCAGCTCTAACCGCGTTCCTATGAAGATGTCGGGAATCAACAACAACGTCGCCGCTCCTACAGTAGCTGGTAACACGTCTTCTGACTCTAACTCGCGACCGTGGGCTACAGCTATTGTTTTCAAAGCTACTACCTACAACAGCAACCAGCACGTCTGGAACGTAGGCGAAGGCTCTGGAACGACTGACGACAACATCTACCTTCGCAGAGACGCTAACCGCGATCTGTGGTTTGGATGGGGACGTGCGGGAGAGATTAACGAGTGCTATATCGGCTCTATCGCTGGCAACATCGGCGGCTGGTGGGCTGTCTACATCGCCTCAACTGGAGAGCGTGTAGGCGGAGGACACACTGCGGCTGACATCGCGGACTGCTTTGACATCCGCTTCACAGGTGCTTCAAGTAGCTGGGCTGTAGGCACTAACAAGTCTACTGCCGCTAACTGGACTTCTGGCTCTTTCGGCTATCGAATGAATCGTGAGTTTACTGGTGATATGACTATCGGAGGACGCGGTGCTAACCGTAGCTTCCGAGGTAAGATCGCCTCTTTTGTGGCTACTACTCTTCGTCAAGGCGTAGCTATGCCTACTGACGCAGAAATTGCTGAAATGATCACTGACCCGAAAGACTGGCTGACTAACTACAAAGTCGGCAACGCTTTCCGCCTTCCTTGGCAGGGTAGTGATGCAGGATGGAATTTCAGCCTCAATGATGGATCATCTGCGTACTCTACACAGGTATGGCTGATGGGCGACGGCACTAACGACTCATACTCTAACATGATTCGTAACCAAGTTCACCCTAGCGACCAGAACTACACAAAGCTGAACATGATCTCTATGGTGTCTAACGACATCGAGACTGTGACTATTAGCGGATTAACCTAAGGAGATAACCATGACATGTGGAAAGAAAGGATGCGGATGCAAAGGCAAAAAGTGTAACTGCGGAGCTGGAGGATACAAGTAATGCCACGCAAGGCAGGTCCCGCAAAGGGTAAGGCAAAAGTTAAGATTACTTCTAGCGGCAAGAAAGTAAGCTACGGCCAGAAGGGTGCTAAGGTGAAGCCTAACACCAAGAAGGGCGATAGCTACTGCGCTCGCTCTGCTGGGCAGATGAAGAGCCACCCTAAGGCCGCTAAGGACCCTAACAGCCCTCTACGCCTCTCTCGTAAGCGCTGGAAATGTAAGGGATCTAAAAGCTCTAAGTAGCTTGACTCAACCAGACCCATTATAATATAATAGGCATTGAGGTTCGTCAAGAGCCTCTTTCCTATCCACAGCGCCCTACAGGGAGAACGCACATGACAAACGTAACAGTTAAGCAGTTAGATCAAGTTCTGACTCAGCTCAACGAAATCCTCGCTAAGCTAAACGCTAGAGTGGAAACCTTGGAGTCTAAGGTGGAATCTCTGGAGAACGTACCAGCAAAGAAGACTACTACACGAGGATCTAAGTAATGAACGAGCAAGAGAAAATCTTTGACGCCGCCCGCGAGCTATTCAACACTGAAGGCTGGGCTAACTTTATGAACGACATCGTTAACAACATCCAGTCTATCCGAGTCGAGAACATCGACGATGAGAAAGGCTTCTGGATTGCTAAAGGTCAGCTCAATGTCCTCCACAGCATCGCTGGTTACGAGAACATGATTAGAGCATCCGAAGAGCAGGCAGACGAAGACGATGCGGAAGATATTTGATGTACGTTGCCCTTCGGGGCACTTAACTGAAGTGTTTGGCTACTTAGATGATACTTTCCGGTGCGGAGAGTGTGGTCAAGAAGCCAAGCGCATCATTAGCCCGATCAGGGTTTCTTTGGAGGGCACCTCTGGTGACTTTCCTTCAGCCGCCGATAAGTGGGCTAAGAGACATGAAAAGGCCGCTAAGCGCGTAGATAACGGCTAAGCCAGTCGCTACGTATACCCAATCACCGATAACCCTTACAGGACCGGAGTTACTTTATGGCTAAGATAATTGAAACCGACGTTACCGAACAGGAAGAGAACCCTACAGAGTTCGCTGATTTGACTGAAGAGGCCCCAGCGCCAGCACCGGAGGAAGCAACTGCAGAAGCACCTGCGGAGCCTGCTGAAGCCGCCGAAGTTGAAGAAGTGGAGACTGAAGAGCTTCCAGAGAAGTACAGAGGCAAAAGTGCCGCTGAGTTAGCACGTATGCACCAGAACCTTGAATCCCTTATGGGTAAGCAATCTTCTGAGGTAGGCGAGCTACGCAAGGCTGTAGATGCCCTAGTACAACAGAGCATGCAGAGCCAAACAGCGACAGCAACATCCGCACCAGAACCCGACGTTGACGATAGTGACTTCTTCACTAACCCAAGGGAAGCGGTTGAGCGTTTAATCGCACAGAACCCAACTTTACAGAGTGCCCAGCAAGCCGCAGTCGAGATGACTAAACAGCAAGCACTGGCCGCTCTTAAGAATGCCCATCCAGATATGGATAAGGTCCTAGCTAACGATGACTTCCAGAAATGGGTCGGAGGTAGTAAGGTCAGAGCAGAGATGTTCCGAAAGGCTGATCAGGAATACGACTTCGAGCAAGCTAACGAGTTGTTAAGCCTCTGGAAAGAGCGCAAGACTACAGTTAGCCAAGCTAAAGCCGTAGAGAAACTAGCCCAAAAGCAACAGCTCAAGCGAGCATCCACTGGATCAGCTCGGGCAAACCCAGAGGGGAAAGCAGTAAAGAAGGTCTACCGTCGTCGTGACATTATCGACCTAATGCAGAAAGACCCGAAACGGTACGCCGCTATGCAAGGAGAAATCATGCAGGCTTACCAAGAAGGTCGAGTAAAGTAAGTAACCTCATCGCCCCGCAAGGGGCTTTAACCTTTAAGGAAAATCAAAATGGCACTTGGTACTAACCACGTAACTAACACAACTGCGGCGACTTTCATCCCAGAAATCTGGTCAGATGAAATCATCGCTTCTTATGAGAATGCGCTTGTAGTTAAGCCTCTCGTCCGCGCTATGTCTATGGTAGGCAAGAAGGGTGACACTGTTCACATCCCTAAGCCTGACCGTGGTACTGCATCTGCTAAGTCTGCTGAGACAGAAGTTACTCTGATCACTGGCACTACTTCAGAGCTTGTCGTTACTATCGACCAGCACTTCGAGTACAGCCGTCTGATCGAAGACATCACTGACGTCCAAGCTCTTAACAGCCTGCGTTCTTTCTACACTGAAGACGCTGGTTACGCTCTTGCTAAGAAAGTTGACGACGCTTTGATCGCTGAAGCCGCTAACTTCACTGCACAGCTTGAGTGTGGCGCTTCTGGTACTGCCGCTTCTGCTGGCACTGCTGTTGCGTTCAACGACGCTTCTTTCCGTGACGCTGTTCAGACTCTGGACGACAACGACGTTCCTATGTCTCAGCGTGTATTCGTTATCCCACCTGCGGTTAAGAATGCAATGCTCGGAATCAGCAACTACATCTCAACTGACTTCGTAACTGGTCGTCCTGTTGAGAATGGCAAGATCGGTTCTTTGTACGGTGTTGACATCTACGTTTCAACTAACCTGCCTACAGAGAACACTGACGAGAAAGCCGCTCTGCTCATGCACAAAGATGCACTGGTCATCGCTGAGCAAGTTGGCGTTCGCGTTCAGACTCAGTACAAGCAAGAGTACCTCGCAGACTTGATGACTGCTGACACTCTCTACGGTGTTGAGACTTACCGCCCAGAGGCTGGTGTAGCTCTCCACTGCGCTATCTAAATAGCACACTAGGGGGCCTTCGGGTCCCCTTTCCCTTATTCCCCAATCACCCGCATAGGTTATAAACATGGCAACGATAAAGCTCAAGAACGGCTCAGGCGCTCCTCTCGCCTCTGACTTAGTGCAGGGTGAACCCGCCCTCGATTTAACTAACAAGCGACTTTACACAGAAGACTCACTAGGCGCTGTAATCGAAGTAGGCGTAAACCCCACAGAACTCAACGTAACAAACAATATTACCGTAGGCGGTACTGTAGACGGGCGCGACGTCGCGACTGACGGTACTAAGCTAGACGGCATCGAAGCAGGAGCTGACGTAACAGACACTGCTAACGTAACCGCCGCTGGTGCTGTTATGGACTCAGAGCTTACCAGTGAAGCAAGCGTCAAGGCCCTAAACCAAGGCGTTGCTACTACTGATAGCCCAACCTTCGCAGGCATC